CCCGTTCAACAATCAGCCACACCATCAACGGCTCGTTTATCCTTTTCCGATCCATCTGCTTCTTTATTGGCTGGTTCAAATAGTTATTTTTACACGGTGAGTGGAGATAATTTAACTATTCCAAAAACTCCCACTACACTAGAAGCGTCGCCACTAGATATTAGCGGTCTAACACCCAATACTTCCTATACATTTAATTTTATTAGAGACAACAGCACAAATGGCATTATAACTGAATCCAGTGCAGCCTTATTATTTACCACATTGGCAATTCCTGTATCATTAAATTTTATATTAGCAACATCATCAAATGCAATTGTATCATTTTCAGATCCATGTGCTAATTTGATTTCTGGTGAAATTAGATATTTTTATAGTATCAGCGGAGAAAATCAATCGGGTGCAAGAAGTGGTATTAGATTACAAGACTCGCCATTTAATATAACGAATTTAATATCAGATACCTCATATACATTTAATTTAATCCGAGATATATCCAATATTTATACATCAGAATCAATTACATCAGTAGATTTTAGAACCTTACCAGCAGGATCAAATGCAACCATTTCATCAAGCATGGTTACAGAATTATTAAATTCAGGATATACTTTACAAAATATAATGGATAATGTAAATGCAGGATCAACATCACCCGTAACAATCATTTTATCATCTGATTTGAATAATATTTCAACTCTATTAAATAATACATCCCATGTAATTTATTTAAAATCAGCGCAATCGAATGAAAACCCCATTCGAATAACAAAATCATCATAAATGCGATGAATACAAGAAACAGGTCGTGTGGATATTTATGTTCAACAGGGTCCTGTCACCTATGATCCGAACCTAGGTGTCGGCACGGGAGTGGGTGCAGGCGGTCCAGGGTCCATGCACCAACCTATGCACCAACCGCAAATACACCAAGAACAACAACAGTACAGACTCCCCTCACGTGATATTCCCATGAATACCATCGAGTACCAAAATGACCAAGAAATCCAACCCAACTATGTTCCTAAACCTAAACTCAATTCCGACTATATTCGCGAATACGAATATGCCAGTGAAGAAGCCATGAAAAAACACGAACGCACAAAACAACGAACCCAAGTTGCAACCGATACCTTTAGTCAATTACAAATACCCATCTTGGTCGCTGTTCTGTTTTTCGTGTTTCAAATGCCCATTATCAATAGTCTTATTCGCCGATACCTCGGATTCATGAAAGTCTATAGCGAAGATGGAAATATTAATTTTATGGGACTCATTTTGAAGAGCGCCTGTTTCGGATCGATTGTTTATAGTATGCAATCGTTGGCAAATACGGTGGCTGCTGTTTAGTAATTTTTACTTTCTCAAAATAGTTGAATAATCCAATCCAACTCCAGTTCCAATTGTTACAAAATCTTCACGATCAGTAACCTTTCGTAAAATATTTGGTTTATGTGTTATTATATTATTTTTTTTATCACATAAAATAATATAATATAATGGATAGCACTTTGAATTTATTTATTGTTTATCACAAAGAAATATCACAGAATCAACATCAAGAGGAAAACTATTTTACTTATTTTGGAGTTAATGAGATTTATAAAAAAATGAAACAAACCAATAATATTTTAGAATATGAACTTGAAATTTATAATCCATTTTTACAAAAAAGAGGCTATATGGAGACATCAGCATATCTTCATGTTTATTGGAATAAATTATATATTAATAAAGATATGGTGGGATTTTCACAATATGACATGAAACATAATGAGATATATGACAATTTAGAAAAAAATACAATATATTTATTAAATTCAGGAAATACTATTGTTAGTAATAAACAATGGAATAATCTCATGTATCCAAATTTAAGGAATTTAGATTTTTTAATACAAAGTTATAACTCATTTTTTAATAAAAATTATTCTATTAATGAATTGGAATATTTACCATTAAGTTTATGGCAAACAAACATATATCCAATTAAAATCTATGAAAAATTATGTGGATGGCTAGAAGTATTAGTTGAAGAAATTTATCCATGGTCAAACGAACCTCCATATGAAACACATTTTGGAAGCATTGGTGGATATACAGAACGAGCACTTTCAATATTTAATGCTTTTGAAATTTATGAAGGTGTTCAATATAGAAATTTAAATATTCAGCATATACATGATAATGTACCAAGAGAACAATATAATAAAAAATCATTTTTGAATAATTATAGTCAAGATGTATATACTAAATATATTAGTAATATTACCGGTACTCATTTAGATATTAATTTTTGTATGTTTAAATCTATTTGTTATTCAAATGAAATATGTTATAGCTGTGAACGAGTATATAAAAATGATAAAAATGGATTATTTTTCAAAAGAGATGATTGGGAATTTCATCGTGAATATGGATTTAATATAGAAGCTGAAGATCCTAGAATATTTATACTAAATAATGAAATATATGTTATATTTATTTGTTTATCACCTTATGAAAATCAAAATAGATGTATTGGTATAACATTGTTTAATGAATGGAAACCTATATTTTTACAAATAGAAAATATGCCAAAAAACTATATTGAAAAAAATTGGGCTCCTTTTGTAAAAAATGACAAATTGTTTTTTGTATATAATTACGATCCATTAGTCATACTTCATTATGATTTTAATCAACAAGGTATATGTAATGTTATTTTTAAACAAGAAAATATTAATTTGCCAATATATACTTCAAAAACTTATTTAAGAGGTGGTAGTAATTTAATTCATTATAAGGATGATTATTATATTGGAGGTTGTCATTCTAGAATATGTAAAAATTGTTTTGAACATTATACTCATATTATTTTATTGGACACAAAAAATTGGGAATTAGTTTATGTTTCAAAGCCTGTAATGTACTTGTGTGATTTAAAAAACGAATTAAATTGTTGGCATTTATCACCAGGATGTAAAGTACTAGATACATTTAACAATATTCTTATAGACAAAACACCAAATATAATACAAGATCCTGTGAGTTTATATGTAAAAGATAATAAATATTATATAACTATTAATGTTCGCGATAGTGTTACATTAATGTATGAAATACAATTTTCTAATTTATTGGATTTTACAAAAAAAAATAAATATATTGGATATTTTGATAATTATGTAAAAGAAATTATTTCAAATATATAGACAGTTGATCTACATCCGTGGATAAATACATTTATCCCCGGGTTTTAGGTCTCTCAAAGAGGGTGGGTGTTTTGTATCCATAAACATATTTACTTTGCGGATACAAAAATGTGGATTGCCTATATCCTTTTCGTGCATAAATACATTTATGCACGAATAGAGATTAATGGAGTCGAATTACACGGATGATCCCCCCAATAATTTACTATTTCTTTTGAAACCACTTCGGTAAATTCGCGGCGATTACATTTTTTAGGTCTTCTTGTATTTATCATTGTTTTCTATTCTATAAAATATGCATATTTTATTTTGCATATTTTATCACAATCCCAAAACCCCAAAAATCTTGGACCGGGCTTTATTTTTCTTGGACCTACTTTTGTTTTTCTTGGTCCTTTCTTCTTTTTCCTCTTTTTCCTCTTTTTCTTCTTTTAAAACAAGAGGTTTTGCAAAACGGCTATTGTCTTGGTCAGGAGTATATTTCAAGAACCATTCGTCGTATTCTTTGGATCCCCGTTTCATCTTCAATTCTGTGAATTTGGCCGTTTTTTCCGCGCGAATACTCTCCATGGTCGCCTGTTTCCCCACACATTTCATCCCAAATCGGCGTAAAAGCCCCCTCTGTGATAAATGATTCTTTTGCTCCAATTCAAAGAGAAATTTCGCCATGCACATAATACGATCTACGTAATAATAAGCAGCGTTGCCATAAATAAACGCCAAATAAAAACTCATAATTGTATCAATCGTCGCCACATTGACCTCTTGGTTCCCGATTCTGATCGTATTATAATTATGACAGGCAATGGGTTTATACACAAATGCAATAATATCGTCGCCGTACCGAATCTCAATATGCTCCGGAATGATTTCACCAATCGCTTCATGTGTGATGAGCCGGATCTTTTTATACCCCGCATCGGTCAAACGCTCCTTCACAATGATAGCGGTCTTTTCGGCGTCTTCCGATAAAACATCGAAATCAGGTGCCTTCTTGGTGAATCGCTTACCCGCGTCGGGCATATCTTTGGCATAGAGTGAAAAAGCATATCCACCGAAAAATACGACACCCATTTCGATCAGGGCATCACGCACGAGTATGTAGATCGCGGCGGATTCGTCCGTATTTTCGTCCATTTTTCTCTGGAAATCGATGGCTAAACAATCGTAATTCACTTTCAGAGGGTAATATTGATTCAAAAGGGCCATGCGTTTGAAAACTTTCTCCCAACGGGAAATATCCCCCTCGGGGCGCGAAAGCTCTAAATACATTCCCATACGTAGAAAATTGGGGGGCGCGTATTTGATTCCGGCGATCGAGATGGCCTCCTTGGAGAGGGAATCAAACAGGTCGCCGTTCATACTGGTAATATCGGCCATGGGAATGAAATTGACGAAAATTTTATAGGTGCCATGATGTACGCCGGATTTGGCCTCGACATCGGCATATCCAGCTTCGTAGAAACGGTCGGCCAATTCTTTGGCATGAGCGATGGCGTCGGGTGAGAAAAAATCGTAGTCGGGAATTTCGTATTCGGGGTCGTAAAATCGGGCGTATTTAGGTAAAATATTATTGATGGCTGTTCCGCCGTAACACACACATTTTTTTTCGACCAAAAAATCCTCGACGATTTCGATCATTTTTTTGATTTCGTCGCCGCTCGCCAATTTTTGACCCTTGGCTTTTTCATTAGTATCGACGGCATGGCGCAAAATGGCTAATTCGCATTCTTGGAAAGTCATCGAATCGTTGCATTGTTCGGATTGATATCGATGATGGCGTCGGGTTTTTCTGGGGGTTTTCGATTTCATTTTTATGATATTTTTCGATTCCGAACCTTATATGTTATTCTTAGAAAAATATGGCCATATATATATAATGACGGCGATTACCGATAAAAATATACGAAAATATGCCAAGTATTACACCGAAGGAGATGATCATCTCTTACCCAAAAAATTACAAGATAAATCTATAAACGAATGGGATGTTAGTAATGTAACAGATATGTCCGAATTATTTAGTGATTCAACTTTCAATGAACCCATTGATAAATGGGATGTCAGAAAAGTAAAAAATATGAAAGGGATGTTTAGTGGATGCGTCACATTTAATCAAAACATTGGTGGATGGAAAGTTGGTGAGGTAAAAAATATGAGCCAAATGTTTAGTGGTTGTTCTAGCTTCAATAACTCGCTCAATGAATGGGATGTATCCAAAGTAAAAAATATGAGTGAAATGTTTAGTGGTTGTTCTAGCTTCAATCAATCGCTCAATAAATGGAATGTATCCAAAGTAAAAAATATGAGCCAAATGTTTAGAGGATGTACAAAATTTGATCGAATACTCGAATGGACGGTAACCGATGTCGAAGATATGAGCCAAATGTTCCATAACTGTTCTAGTTTCAATAGGTCGCTCAATAAATGGGATGTATCCAAAGTAAAAAATATGCACTACATGTTTAGCGGATGTACCAGTTTTAATCGACCTTTGAATGGTTGGGATCAGAAGGTTGGAAATGTAGAAAATATGGACGGAATGTTTATGAATTGTACCAATTTTAACCAACCACTTCACCAGTGGAATGTTTCCAGAGTAACTACTATGAGTGTTATGTTTAGAGGTTGCGCCGCATTTAACCAGTCGATTCGTATGTGGAATGTTAGAAGAGTAACAAATTCGGATCGAATATTTGAACATTGTCCTATAGCTCAAGAAAATAAGCCACAATTTATAGACGCTCAAATAATACAACGACAACAACAGGTGAATGCACACGCTCCTCATCAAAAAGCGGCAAAGATCAATTATGAAAAATTAAATCATAATTTTAGAGAAAAATTGGGGGATATCAAGTACCCAGGCTTTTCGATTTTTCCGAAATATATCGCTGATTCATTACTTGATCTCATAAATAAAAGCGACGCTAAAGAGGATGAAAAAAGAGAACAACGAAAGAATCTAGAAAGAATAATGGTTTCTCGATTAAATGGGTTGAAATATGATGAAAAACCTCCACACGAACTCGAATTGTATTATTTAGCAATAGAATATGTGAAACTTCAACCTAGCGATTTCAAAAATTCCTACATGAAATCATTTACAGAAGGTTGTACCCGCGCGTATAATGGACCTCAAGGTATCACATGTGCCGGTGGAGCATTAGAAAGAATATTTTTGTCCTTTGAAGAACCCATTACAGAGGCACTTACCAAGGAGGGTGATAAACCCGCTGATCATAAAAATTATGAACAAATAATCGATGTTATATCAGCGAATCCCGAAAAAATGATACCAGCATATATCAAAGACTGGTATAAATTACATAAACATGGTGGCGAGAACGCATTTACACCCGAAGAGTCTGATGAAAAAAGGACACAAAATAGGAGACAAAATTTGAAGAATTATTTATTGGGCAAGTTTCCAGATGAAGGCGAATTAATCGAGGCTAAAATAACCGAAATCGCTGATAATATTGGGTATGAAGACGACTATTTTGCGTATGGTGGTAGAAGACGAGATGCTACTAGAAAAGTGAGAAAGATGCATTCTCATAGAAAAACACAACATCATTCACATAAGTGAAACTACCATAGTGGGTTGCTGGTATAAAAAATGATTATTTTTTGTATTTCATTTTTTCCAATAAAAAATGAAATTATGCACGAGTCTGTTTGGATATAGGTATCGCGAAGCTTGTTCCTGATTTTTGTATCTGCAACCGCAAACTAAATATGTGTTATGATTAGGTAGATCTGGTTTTATTTCCACATTATAAAATAAATTACATATAAAACAATTTATTTTATTAGCATAATAGCATTGAATAAAATATAATTAAGGTCTATCCGTGTTTTTGTATCCGCAACGAAGGATATGGATACAAAAATGTGGATTGCCTATATCCTTTTCGTGCATAAATAGATTTATGCACGAATAGAGATTAATAACTAAACAAAAGAGTAATATTGAAAAAAACCAGATCTACCTACCGCTAAATATGTCTATGGATACAAAACGCGACCAAGCTTCGCAAGACTTTACTTATTGTCGGCAAAACATTTGTTCAGGAGAATAACATCGAACACCAATATTTTCGGCGAATAATTTATCACTATCCGCAAAATCGGATGCTCTTCCCAAGGCGTCTCCCACAAAGAAGGATTCGCCCTTATCGATTTTATTATCCCCCAGTAAAAGATCCAATAATATAGTATTTGGCTTGTATTCGCATTTATCCGTTGCGACGACTATGAAAATAGGGATATACAATGTTCTTGCAACCATCTGTATTTGTTCATGTTTCCATGATTTGGATTGATTTGTAAAGATAATGATCATATATCCATCATCGTAATATTTTTTGATTTTTTCCGGAATAGCGGGATATAACCATATCCAATCGTCGATATTGGTCGGAAATTTTTTACCTCTAGTAGGTTTTACCAGGGTCCAATCAAAATCGAATGCGGCCATTTTTTCTCTATGGACAGCATTATGTATATTGTAAATAGTTGGACTCATTTATGTGTTTATGTGTATTATTATGTAAAATTGAAAAAAGTAAAATGATTCAATTTTACTTTTTCAGAAAACTGAGTGTAGGATACGATAATTATTTGTCACAACTTATGAAAATCTTGTAAAACATATTTTCGACGGAAAATTTATTACGAAACAACCCGATAGTTGTATGACCATTCACAGTTGTGAAAATACTAACTTTTATATTTGTATTGGTATTTGTATTAGCATTCAAGGTACTATCGACGGGCGTGTAACATACTAATCCGAGAGGATTTGTTCCGTAGCCAATAATCAATAGCTTGAAATTAGGCAATTTTTCAAATTTTTTATTTTCCGGTTTGGACATATCATAGTATTTTCGTATGTACCATTTATTGGTGATTAAATCATCCATCATGGCGACTATTTTGTTGCTTTTATTATAGGAAAACCCCCATGATTTTTTATAGCGATGGTATCGATAATCGAATCCTATATTTTCGGAAACATATTCCACAATCTTGGAAATAATTTCGTTTGGGATCTTGGTTGAGTTCATGGTTTGTGTTTATGGTATTGATATATTTTTTAGTAAAAGGTATCAATTTTATGTGTTCTACGGGGGTGGATGAAAAAAATACACATGTTGTGTATTTGTTTTTACGAATAGTTTATTATTTTTACTATTTTTTCTCATTTTTTATCGTTTCTCATTTTTTCTCATTTTTTTCTCTGTATATTTATGCATTTTTCTTCTCGAGAGTCGCCATCAATAGCGCGACCTGTTCTTGAAGTTCTTCGATTATCTTACCTTGGTCTTCGACCTTTTGTCTTAGAAATTCTTGATAAACTTGGTGAAACTCATAGTCAGCATCAAAACGATCCTCCACAGTCTGAACATGTGTCTGGAGTGCCGAAACTCGACTATCGACATCGATCAATCCGGCGGCAATTTGATCGACATTCATGGTCGTCGTAGGAATGGGCGTCTTGTTCTCACGGATTCTCAAGAATGATCTTTTACCAGATGATTCAACTGGATAATCGTAGAATTCCTTGGCGCGCAATGCATCGTAGAATATATTCACAGCGTCAGAACGTCCGCCTTGAGCAATAGGCTCCTCGAAATGAATGAAACACATCTTATAAGGCTTTGATCCTGGCTTTTCATTGGATGTTGATGCGAAGTGCTTGTTCGCATCAAATGCGATTCCATCTCGGACAAATTGAGAGAATTGATTACGCTCTGCCGATTGCTTCTTCACTGCATAGTCGATTCTCTCAATTTGGCCGAGAGGAAATTGTGTTTCGAATATGTACCTCAGATCGTTGTCTTCCAATGAATTTGGGAGACGTTGGATGAAGATACTCTTGATATTCTCGAAAGAACCCACAAATTCGTTTGTCCCGGACTGAATATGGAGATCTTGTACGCAGGTGACTTGTTGTGACATTTTGCCTTTGCTTCGGTTTTGGTTGTTGTTATTGATTTGATGTCATAAAATAAAATCAAAAAAGACCTTTCAATTTTATTAAGGTCTATCCGTGTTTTTGTATCCGCAAACTAAATACGTGTATGGATACAAAACACCCACCCTCTTTGAGAGACCTATATCCAAACTAAACCCGGGGATAAATGTATTTATCCCCGGATGTAGATTAAAAATGAGAAAATGCATTATCTATATTTGGATTTTGATCCATTGGTCCTCGTTCGCAACCGCGCATTTTGATGATAGGAAAATCAAAAAATGCGCGATTTTTTGTCGGATTTGTAATGTGTTGAATTGAACGTTCAGAATCCCATTCATTTAACGCCAAATATTGATAAGGACCACGTTCTGCTTGAAAAACGAAAATATTATATTTCCCACGATTTTTTTGCAAGATTTTTTGCGCAGATACATGTATAGTTAAATAATTAGGTCCTTGTATATTTTGTATAGAAATAGAATGATTATCGATTACATCGTGTAAATAATCGTCTATATCATCAAAATTGTCGGTTCTTATAAATTCGGTTTTCCAATCTTGAACAAACGTGGAATTTGGGACCGCTGCTAAAAACCAACTTTCAATAACGGGACTGGTTTGTTTCCATTCACTTTCGGTGAATCCATCGAGATAATATCCGATGAATTCAGCTCTCGTTGATTTTTGAATGGCGTGGATCCAGGAAAAGGGTTTATGGCAAATAATGGAAGAATCGATCCATATTCCGCCATATTTGGCAAGAATATGAAGACGTACAAAATCTGAAAATCGCGCTGGACTATCACGAGAATGTTTTAGATTACTTATATTTATTTCGGGCAAATATTTTCCAATGTTTTGTTTTGTTAAGAGCGTGACTGTGTATCCGGGATTATAATATCGCCATGAGTCTATACATTTTTCTACGGTTTTGGGTAGATTTGGAGAATCCCAAAAAGTCCATATCAAATTGGGTATTTCACTTTTTTCTTCAGCGCCGTAGCTCAATTCGTTTTTATCATCCGAAATGTAAATAGATGCATTAGTCATAGACTCTTTACATTTACATGATGATACTGGTAAAATAAAAGATGTGTAAATAAAAAATAGAATCGACAAAATAATGATAGATATTATTACAAAAAAAGACCACCTATTTGACGGTGCTTTTCCTATTTTTCCCATATTGTTACTCTTGTTATATTGCATAAATATTTTAGTTCAATGTTTATGTTTTTCTGGATCTACCATAATTCCCCATATTTTTCCCAATTTCCCGATAAAATTACTCCCGTCCGCCCAAATAAATTTTCCACCGGCATAGTCTAAACAGATTTCATCATCCTTAAACATGCCCTTGTACGAATTCCCATTATACCATTTGATTTTACCAAATCCTTCGGCCAAATCATCCACGAATTCGCCATGATAAATATAGTTGTCACATTTATATTTTCCTGGGCCATTCAACATATCATTTGTCCATACCCCTTCGTAGGTAGCACCATCATACCAGGATAATTTTCCAGGGCCATGTGCTAAACCATCCTTGAATTCACCCATATGATCATATAACTCATAGTAAAATCGACCGTAACCATTTGGTTTCCCATTTGCCCATTCTCCTTCATAAATATGTCCAGCGGCATATGTCATTTTTCCTTGACCATGAGTCAATTCGTCGAGAAATTCGCCTTCATATTTATCACCATTGGGCCAAACGCGTGTTTCCACTACATCGCCCACAATACTGCAATATTTTTGTCCAAATCCTAGGGGTTTTTTTGTATCGGGATCCATTTCACCTTTGTATGACCAAAGGTTTTCATTATAGTCTTTTTGGCTATCATACATCAATCCATAATTCCAATGGTCTGAAATGGAATCCCTTGACCAATGGATCACACTACCGTCCGTCATGATATCGATCATGACTAAACCTTCTGCATAACAAATGGTTGTGAAAATATTACTGTTACCCTTTCCGCTACTACCAAATGTAATATTCATTTTGGAGATGTTGATTTTGTTTGTGTTGATTATAATTTTTCTAAAAAACCTTTCAATTTTATGCAGTTTTACATAGACCGCGCCAAAGTCCGGAATAAAAGAGCATTTCAATTTTTATCCGTAAAAAGGTATAAAAATAATTATCAATAAAAAATCAAATCACAATGACGACCAAATATTTCATTTTGACTCGTTCAAAAAACGATCCAGTGAATGATAATACGAATAATCAAATTATCAATCTAAACAACAATCAAACATTTATTTTACCTCAAATCAATATGGAATATTATTCGAACTATGGTCTATTTGAAAATTCGTTGATTGAATGGGTAAAACAATTATGTTCCAAGGATAAAATATTTCTAGATATTGGTGCTCATACGGGAACGTATGGAATTTCATTGGCGCCATATTGTAAAGAAGTTCATTGTTTTGAACCTCAAAAAATGACATTTTATGCACTTTGTGGAAGTGTCGCTTTGTCGAATATGCAAAATATTACTTGTCATCGATTTGGTTTAGGCTCGGAATCACAAATGGGTCCAATTTCGCTGAAAATAGTAAGTAATGATGGTGGCGGATCATCCATTCACGCATCTTCGGATAAAGTAATTCGTGAAGAAACAATCCAGATCATTACATTAGATAGTATGAAATTGGAAAACATTGGATTTATAAAAATGGACGTTGAAGAAAATGAATTATATGTTTTACAGGGTGCGAGAGAAACATTGATAAAATCCAATTATCCTAAAATTTTATTCGAATCGAATTATGATAATCCGAATCTGTTTCATTATATTCGCGATAGTTTGGGATATAATATTATACCAATCAGTGGGTGTAATAATATGTATTTGGCGACAAAATAATTCAATTTCGATTATATTTGTTGATCCTGAACATAACTAAGTGCCGAGGAAATCGGTACAAATGCGCTCTTAAACTGGCTAAACATTGCTTCATACACAGCCAATTTGCCGTCATTTATATAAAAACATTCCAATACGGCTTGCGCGCCATAATTTTTGATCAATGTGAGCGAATCACTATTTGTCATTCCGGTAAAAAATGCGCTTTGTGGCATGACAACACGCATCAAATAAACCGAGGGGTCGGGTGGATTCGTCATTTGCATCATCAAATCATTTGCCCGATAAATACGGACGGTATCACTGCCACTCACCATATTGGTATATTTTTTCAAACTGGTACAATTCATATTATCGGGAGAACATGTCGAATAATTGTCGAAACCGGGCGACGAAAGTCGATCGACAATCAATACGATTTTACCCATAATGCTCGAAATTGGCGTCGTAGGTTCGACAATTCCTTGATACAAGCGATCGCCCAAAACACCGGCTACCAATTGCGCGATCATACTATATGCCTCTGGTAAATAAGATTTGATACGGAGTTGGACAAAAAGGGGGTCGCCAGGATTGGGCACGGTCTGATTAAAGGCATTTGTCATGATGGTTTGAAAAACTCCCGAAAGCGAAAGTGCCGGATTAAGCGATGTAAAATGGTTATAACACGAGTCGTATATTGCGCTCGAATAAGCGACAATCGGGACGTCGTCTTTCATATAAACTTCGAAATCCACAAAACGGCATCCTCGCGATAAAACGTATTTGACCATTTTTTGATCCATATATCCGCCTCCACCGCCACCCACATAGGCACTGTTAAACGACGATTTAATACAATAATCTTTTACTGCTCCATAAGCCGTTGTGGGGTCAGGAACGAAATTGGTGATTCCGGTTCCAGTGGATTTCATGATCTTATTGAGTTGTGCCAATTGTTCGGACGTTTCTTTATCGGAATACGGGAGCGTTCCTGGAACACCCGCTGAACCGGCCTTTTCGGATTGCCGTTTTTTGATCATCCGATATAAAATATAAATTAGGACGGCAGCAATGACGATTATAATTACATAATTGGTCAAAGTAAATGGTTTCGTTGGTATAAGTGATGGTGGCATCCTATATATCGATCTAGTTACAATATCGCGATAAATAATTTCGCCAAACAAAAATATAAGAATATTGGTATAGTTTATAGAAACTTCGAATCCCATAAATGCCCGGAGGATTATTAAATATTATTTCGCATGGAAGCGCCAATATTATTTTAACGGGAAATCCTACCAAGACATTTTTCAAAGTGGCTTACTCTAAATATACCAATTTCGGAATGCAAAAGTTTCGTCTGGATTATGAAGGATCCAGAGAATTACGTTTAACCGAACCCTCCGTTTATACATTCAAAATGAAACGTTACGGCGATCTTTTGATGGATACTTATTTGGTGGTGAATCTCCCTAATATTTGGAGTCCCATTTGGATGCCTTCGGGAGCGACCGGCGTAGCCTCGGGAAATGGGAATTATTGGTCGCCTTACGAATTTAAATGGATCGAAGATTTGGGTGCACAAATGATTAGTTCGATTGAGGTCCAAGCCGGATCTGTTACGATTCAGCGATATTCAGGGCAATATTTGAGTGCCATGGTTCAGCGCGATTTTACCAAAGAAAAAAGGGATTTATTCGATAAAATGTCGGGAAATACGACAGATTTGAATAATCCGGCTAATAATCCGGATCGCGTGGCGACCTCCCCCTTTTTGCAAAACACCTATCCTACGGCAAAATTTCAGGGTTCATTCCGTCCGAATACGATAACCCCCGACTGGTTTTCGCCAAACAATCTTACTAGTTCGGTGAGTAATATAAATAACACTTTAGGTGCGGAACCATCGATTCGGGGTCGAACACTCTATATTCCTCTAAATCTCTGGTTCGCCATGGATTCGCGTTGTGCTTTCCCCCTCATATCGACCCAATATGTGGAATTGACGATTCAAATTACACTGAGACCGATACAGGAATTATTTCGTATTCGCGACGTGTTTAACATATCAAATATGCCATTGCCACCGCAAAATATTGGATATGATACCTTATTCCAAGGCCCCTATATGCAGCCGAATTTTATGTATGAGCAATGTTTGATGTATCGATTTTTGCAACCGCCCACATCTACCGATTTAAGTACGAAAAATTATAATACGGCGGTAAATACGTGGAATGCTGACGTTCATCTTTTGGCCACCTATTGTTTTCTTTCCAAGGAAGAACAGGAATTATTCGCCGCCAAAGATCAAATCTATTTAGTCAAAGATATTTATGAATACGATTTCTTGAATCTCTTGGGGAGTGCCAAAGTAAAACTGAATAATTCGAACCGGATGGTCTCTAGCTGGATGTGGTTTTTCCAACGCAATGATGTTTTTCTGAGAAATGAGTGGAATAATTATACCAATTGGCCTTATAATCGGACTTTGCCTAACAATTATATACAGGATCCATCATACAATGGCGGGGTGTTATATATTACCGGACCATATAGTCAAGCGAACCAGAAAGATATTTTAGAGACACTTGGAATCGTATTTAACGGGGATTATCGCGAAACAACTCAGCCCGCGGGTGTCTATAATTATGTGGAAAAATATACGCGGACACATGGAAACGCCAAAGACGGTCTCTATTGTTATAATTTCTGTTTGAATACGGACCCGCGAGAATATCAGCCTTCTGGCGCGATCAATATGAGTAAATTCAAAACGGTGGAACTGGCTGTGACGACTTTTTTGCCACCCATTGATACATCGGGTGCCAATGTGAATATTGCGTGTAATGATATGGGGACGCCTATATCAATATCATCGAAACCTCCTTGGGCGCTTTACCAATATAGTTATAATATGCATTTGATGGAGGAGCAATATAATATATTATCTTTTGTTGGTGGCAATTGTGGTTTGATGTATGCTCGGTAAAAGTATATTTCTATTATATAGTGGGTTATATAATAGTAGATAGAATAGATACAATTATGGGTAAAAATCGCGATGATGAAATAAATGGAACAAGATGGAAAAAGAAATCGCCACAACGAGATGGTTTTACATCAAATCGAAAAATGGATCGTAAAACCCGTCTAGAAAACCCGAAAAATATTCCCCTTTTTGAAAATTTATATGAAATATTACCGACCGATCCGTTTATTAGTAAAGCCGAAGGTATGACATCGATGAATGATCAGGATCCCGCTCAAAATAGTTGCGACCAAGATAATGGATGGACCGAATTTGGAAATACCGTTGAAGGTGATGCCGATATTACACTCGATAATTTAAAAAAGGGCGCAAGCAAAATATCAACCAAACCCTTGGGATTAGGTATATCAAACATGTTTGCGAAACCGGCCAAACAACGGTCGATTATTAATAATGGCCTCAATGCGCCGGATACAGAAGACGATGGTACCTTAGTAACACCCAAAGACTTGTCCGTCACGTTTAGGCCCGTTATGAAACAAATCAAAGGGGCATTAAAGAGTGTTTTGCGTATTTTGAAGGGTCTTTTTGAACGTTTTTTCGCAACCATTGAAACGGCCCTTGGAAATATCCAGTATTTTATTTTGTATTTCAATGTTATTTTCGATAAATTAATCACGAATATTTCGGAAGGTTTGACGAGTGGTCAAGCGGGTCAAACGGAAATCGATACATTTAAACAACAAGCGACTCAATTAGTGACGCTTTTTTTCGTTTGGATTTTCGTGTATAATTGGTATTATGTCATTGTTTTTATGGAGCCGGAAAAACGTTTTACGTTTGATCCAAATTGGATGAGTGTTATTCCGTTTTTATACGATTTCTTGGGTCCGAGTTGCGCGGTCGTCGAATGGTTGAATTATTTTATTGTCACTATTCCGTCGGATATTTCGAGATGGCTCATTGGAAAATGGGAAATTTTCCGAAAAATCCTCTTTATTTTGTTCTTTTTTGTGTTTTTCATCTTGGTTGCGGCGGATTTTCAATCGCAAATGTTATTGGACTTTTTTTCGTCCTTGTCGATTTGGAAATTTTATCAGTCGATCGATTGGAAAAGTGGCGGTCCGACGATTCTCTTGGCTATTGTCGCTTTTATTGTTGGATGTACCGGATTTAATGTCGTATTTTTTAAGGAAAACGCCATACGACAATTTTGTATGGATTTGTTTGAAGGTGGTGTCTTCGGAATTGCAATTGGTTTCATCGCATTTTTGGTATATATGTTCATTTATATGATCTATCTTGGAATGGTATCAATACCTGTCGGATATATGCTGTTTTCTTTCTATTTGGTGGCGTATTCGTTTTTCGGAATATTGGTCTATGAACAATTCAACGTATTTGATGCTATCACCGCTCTTTCAGTATATGTTTCTACCGCAAATCCAGTTCCTGGAAATATGTGTGATTCTACGGAATATAGTGGATGGTTTGGCTGGATAATACATAAAATCAGAGAATATTTTAATACGACCATTTCCTTTGTTTTAAAGAATATTTTCGAGATTTTGATTTTATTGAGTTTGTTAGGAGGAATCAGTATTTATGTTGCCAATTTTAAATCGGTTTTTATCGAGAAATCTGTATCCAAATCGGCAGGGCTTTATTCGGGACCTGTAAAGATGGCATTTAATAATTTATATACTTGGTTGATTATTATCAATGTTTTATTGATTGTTATATTGGTTTTATTTATGGTGTATAGATCGCGTCAAACTAGTTTATTGGAAAAATATGAAAAACAGGCATCTGTGTCTATGAATCAGATGGGTGGATCTACAACAGGAATTGTTAATGTTCTTGCTCCTCCAGTGGCTCTTCCGGCGGCTACTTCAGCGGCTACTTCAGCGGCTACTTCAGCGGCTACTTCAGCGGCTACTCCAGCGGCTACTCCAGCGGCTCATCCAGGGGGTCCCCCAGCGGCTACTCCAGCGGCTTCTCATCCAATGGCTTCTCCAACGGCTCATCCAGCTGGTACTCATCCAACGGCTCCTCCAGCTGGTACTCATCCAACGGCTCCTCCAACGGCTCCTCCAGCGGCTCCTCCAGCTGGTACTCATCCAGTGGCTACTCCATCGGCTTCTCCACCGGCTCCTCCAGCTGGTACTCATCCAGTGGCTACTCCATCGGCTTCTCCACCGTCTCTTCATGTTGAGAATGTGCAAAATAATGTTTTACCGCATAATGCAATGGTCGCAGGTGGTGGCGGAGGGTCTCATAAATAATTCCCAAAAACTACATAGACACTTCGTTCCAAACAAAGAAACAAAACCCATCCAAATAATAAATGGGAAAAAAGTCCAAATCCAAGTCCTCCGCAGCTCAGGGAACCAGCACTCTAGCCAAAACCAATTTTTTACCATTTGTCAGCGTATGCACACCCACATTCAATCGCCGTCCCTTTATCCCAACTATGTTTAGCTGTTTTCGCAATCAAGATTACCCAAAACATCGCATGGAATGGATCATTGTCGATGACGGCACGGATAAGATAGATGATTTGATAGCCACCGCCAATATTGAACAAATCAAGTATTTCAAGGTGGATAAAAAGATGGCTTTAGGCGAAAAACGCAATTTTATGCATGAAAAGACCAAGGGGTCCATTCTGGTGTATATGGATGATGATGATTATTACCCACCCGATCGTGTGTCTCATGCAGTCGAACGTCTCATGAATAATCCCCAGGCCTTGTGTGCAGGATCTAGCGAACTCTACCTCTACTTTAAGCATATCGGGCAGATGTGGCAAGGCGGACCTTATGGTCCAAACCATGCTACGGCAGGAACTTTTGCGTTCCGTAAAAAACTCTTGGAAACTACGAAATATGAATCCCACGCAGCTTTAGCAGAAGAGAGGGCGTTTCTGAAGGATTATACTGTCCCCTTTGTTCAATTGGATCCGATGAAGTCGATCCTGGTCTTTTCCCATGATCAGAACACGTTTGACAAGAAGAAGCTTTTAGAGAATCCTCACCCGCAATATTTCAAACAATCGGATAAAACGGTGGATATGTTTATTAAGAACGATTACGAGGCGGATATTAAGGATTTTTTCATGAATCGGATGCATGATGCGTTGAAGAATTACGAACCTGGAACTCCAGGATATAAACCAGATGTTTTAGTGCAAATGAAACAGATCGAGGCGGAGCGTGAAAAATTGGAAGCCCAACACAGGGAGGCCATGATGAAACAGCAAGGTGTGATGCAAGGTGGAATGCCCCAGATCCAGGTTCAACAACCTGGACAGCCGCCAATGATTTTGAATCCGGAACAAATTGTGGGGCTCTTACAACAACAGCAGCAGCAAATCCAGCAATTGACAGGGCGTTGCCAAGAATTAGAAGGGATAGTTATGCTTTTACAGAATCAATTGACACAAGCGAATAAGGCTGTTCAAATAGTAAATAGTCCGAGCGAGGTTTAGATAAAAATATATGTATATTATATATTTTTATTGAAATTATGCCACCAAAAAAAAGAGTAAATGAAAGAGTAAATGAAAGAAGATATGATGAAGATGATGATGGAAGAGATGATAGAGGACTAAGTTCAGTAGCCGGTGGTGGCGGCGGTAGTGGAAGTTATATGGATGAAGAACCCACCGCGATTGGAGCCAGCCTAGAGCACGTTCCAAGAGATCTTGGTGATTTTTATGCAAGGAGAGGGCTACTTATAGATGAAATGTTAAAATCAGTTCATTCCCAACAAAAATTTAAAGGATTTCAGTTATCAAAAGAAGAACGAGACAAAATGTTAAAAACAATAGCTATATCGGAACAACAAATTGAAGAATTAAGATCTAAAAATGAGAGAAGAGGTGCGAAAATGAAAGAAATAGCAGACCGAAACGATTCAGAAGTCGCGACTGAAGTTATTCAATTAGCAATGCATGCGATAGAATCTACTGTAAAAGAACCAAGTGATGCAGTCGTATCATCACTATTAGGATTTTGTGTGGTTTTTACTGCAGATCAATTAACATACCGTGCTACATCAATTAGTTTGTCTGACGTCGTATATAATGTTTTGACGGCACTTGTAGGACATTCAATCACAATTGCAACAAATAAGGTAATTTTAGAATTAGCATTAAATTCTATTGTAGTGGCAGATTGTGCTGGATATGGTATATCAAGACATTTATTGGAACATTTTAGTGGTGCATTAAATGGTATTGGTAGAATTATAGATTACGCCAAAGGTCGAGCAAAAAATACTATTGAATATATCAAATCAAACGATAGAAGAGGAATTATAAGAGATACTGTTTCAGTAACATGTTACCATCTAAATAGAGTTAGATTATCATCTACACGAATGTTATTCAATATTAAAGAGAAAATTATCGGTTTATCACGAAAAATTAGTTATAGACAGTTATTGAATTTTATTAATTCGGAAGCAATATTAGAAGATGGAAAAATGGGGGTTAAAACATCGGATAGATCATCAGTTAGTTCATCAATAAAACAATCAATAGAATATAAAAACCTTGTAAAAAAGGCTCGTCTTGAATCAAGTAAAAGTAAAGGTAAAACTAAAAACAAACATAGTCACGATAATAAAAAAACACATGCGCGTAAATCATCGAAAGTTTATAAAAATAATTCAAACATAGATGCGGATAAAGCAATTGGAATCGTTGATGCTATAATTGAACAAACTGAAGAACATATTAATAAACAAAATACGGAAGTTAGAGACGATTCTCAATTAACATTTGGTTCTTCACCTGAATCTTCACCGGTATCTTCACAGAGTTCTTCGCCTGCAACTGAATCTTCACCGGGTTCTTCACCAGATAATAATATGAATGTTGCTGGTGGTGGCGGTGGTGAATCAGTATAAGATAAACTGAATATTATTTCCAAAAAAATCAGGAAATAATATTTTATCATAATACAATAACCTAGACCATATATCTATCCAAAAAAATGCCCAAAACAAAATCGAAATCACATAAACAAAATAAAACCCGCAAAAATCGCGATATCGACAAAATGAACTGTAGTCCCGTGGTAAAAACCCGTCGTGTTTCCGCAAAAACGTGTTACACATCCGAATCATTGGCTACCATCAAAGACCATTATAATCAAAATCACGACTCCATAGACGAAATCACGGCGACCAATCCCCTCGAAATTTGGAAAGAATTGCGAAAACGCCTCAAAACCAAATGCAAAAAGGAGGACTGCTGGCTAGAAGAGATCCGCGACCCCAAATTACGCCAGTCCATAGATTATATCACGTTTGCACCAGATACACCCTCCGATTGGGATAACGATCCCTATGGCTGGCTTTCCAATGAAGACATCGCTTTTGTCCTCAAACAATACGAAATTTCACACCCTCAATTCAAATTATTGGGACCGACGCCGATCGATTACGACGCACGTGTCCCCGAAGAAGGTGGGCAATGCGTTTGGGAAGACTTGTGTCATTTGAATCTCCAAGAATTACGGGACCAAGGAAAAACGAAATTGGGCGTCGTATTTAATTTAGACAAACATGATGGCGACGGAATTCATTGGACATCGATGTTTATCGATTTGGAATACAAAATTATTTATTATTATGATAGTGCGCGATTCCCTTTTCCAAGACAAGTCGCCAAATTACGTGACGAAATAGTGAAACAGGGCCGCTCCATGACACCCCCTATCCGTTTCAAGTTCGTGCGAAATCCCAAAACACATCAACGGAGTTCGAGTGAATGTGGTATGTTTTGCCTATTTTTCATTATCACATTTTTGATTGGAGAAACGGAATTCAAAAAGAATATGACGATCCAAGAAAAACTCGATTTGTTCTGTAATAAACAAATTCCGGACCATTTAATGCGAAAATATAGGTCCATTTATTTTAATCAGAGGGACCGAAATCAAACCGAAAATAACAACGATGAATAGATACGGGGTTTTTTCTAATGATATTATAGTTGTATAATATGATTAGTAATACAGATTCACAAGGACGACGCCAAGAATATATTTTTGTAAATTTTTACAAAGGTGTGAATGATCAGGTAAAAGTCTATGACCAAATTCGCGTTTTCAAAGGACCTCGTGAAATTGAAAACTTGTCGGATCTTGGAGGTATCGCTGAAATGATGCGTCATTATTTTTCAAATATGGATGAACAAATATCGATTGTTAAACACGGATTGCCTCCAGGACAACCTTATAAAACCGTACGTTATCGAATTGTTTTTAATGATGATGGGATCGCCGAGGCGATAGAGGGAGTTGAAACACCCTTGTGTGGAGGCGGAGGAGGTCCTAGTGGTGCAGGTGGTGGTGGCGGCGCTGGAGCTGGTGGTGGTAGTGGTGGTGCTGGTGGCGGAGGTGGTGTTGGTGCCAGTGCTGGTGGTGGTGCCAGTGCTGGTGGTGGTAGTGGTGGTGCTGGTGGCGGAGGTGGTGTTGGAGGTGGTGGTGGTCGCGGAGGTGGTGGTCGCGGAGGTGGTGGTGGTCGCGGAGGTGGTGGTGGTCGCGGAGGTGGTGGTGGTGGTTCTGCTGGCGGAGGTTTCGGTGGTGGAGGTGCTGGTGGAGGTGCTGGTGGAGGTGCTGGTGGAGGTGCTGGTGGAGGTTTCGGTGGTGGAGGTGCTGGTGGAGGTGCTGGTGGAGGTGCTGGTCGCGGAGGTGGTGGTAGTGGTGGTCGCGGAGGTGGTGGTAGTGGTGGTTTCGGTGGTTTTGGAGGTGGAGGTAGTGGTGGTTTCGGAGGTGGAGGTAGTGGTGGTTTCAGTGGTTTCGGAGGTGGTGGTAGTGGTGGTTTCAGTGGTTTCGGAGGTGGTGGTGGTCCTAGTGGTGGTCCTGGTGGAGGTGCTAGTGATGGTCGAAAAGGAGGTCGCGGAGTTAATCTTCCAATTGGAACAAGAGTTACACATATTAAAGATAATAAAAAAAAAAATATTGCAACAATAATAGGATCAAAAGATAATACAAGAGGCATATTATTCGATGACGAATATGGACCGGGGACATCGTTTAGAAAATATAAAATCGGAGAAATAGTAAATGTAGGTGAGAACATTTACAACAAAAATGAAAGATACAACGAAATGAAATTTATGTTACGTTTAACAAAATTTATATCTGGTTTAGAAGAGGGTGTCGAATTTATTGATATAAATACATACAAAAGACTTCGTAAAAGAAAACAACAATTATATCATGCCATTTCGATATATAATTTCGATTTAAGGGAGAAAGATCCAAAATATGTATCTACCATTAGCCCTACATTAGTAGTATATATATTGGAAACTACGTTGCCGTTATTAGTATCAAATGACGATTATGGTAAAATGGATCCTAAGAAACAATTATTATATACCAATAATAATGATCAAGCTACTAAGCAAGATTTTCAATGGAGATTAATTCAATTCGTTCATTTTATGGTTGGTGGAAAAAATAAATCAACGCGGCGCCACCATCGTCGCCACCTGAATCATAATAAAACGCGAAATCACCGCCTCAAATAATTTCATATATTTTATGTAAAAACATATATGAATAATACAAGAATACATTCCATAAAAATGGACCAAACATCTCTTTCAATTTCTCCGGATAAACCTTCATGTGTCATCGCAGGTTGTGTGAAAAATTGCGAAAATTACATCGACCAAGTTTTCGCCAATATTGAAAAAATACAAACATTGTTCCAAAATCCTCAAGTTATTATCAGTTTTGACCTAACAAGAAATAATGATGTCCAAGATCCATCACTCAAAAAACTCCTCCAAATACGCGCCTCCGGACGGTTCGATCTAACCATTCTCATGAATAAAAACCCTTTGACATCGATTCGAACAGTCAATATCGAAAATGCGCGTAATAAAATCTTGGATCATATCGCCGAAAAATCTCTCAATCCAGACTACCTAATCATGATGGATTTCGACGATGTCTGTGCCAAAACCATCCGCCTAGAGATCCTCGAACGTGGTCTCGCCAAATCGGATCAATGGGACGCCCTCTTTTTCAATAACGAAAATTACTACGATTATTGGGCATTATCGATGGACGAATTCGAATATTCTTGTTGGCACTGTAGTGATACGAAGAAAATGATGAAAGCCATGCATCAGAGATTGATCGAAAAAATGGCGGCGCTTGGATCAGGTGACCTCTTGGAATGTAAGTCGGCCTTCGGAGGATTCGGTATTTATAAATACGCGCGATTTGTCCAAGAATGGGGGTGCAAGTATAAGAGTTTAACCGATTTGTCCCTCTTTTCGACGGAAAGTTTTCGCGATATGCAAGAAAAACATGGAATCCAATTTTACCTGGATCCTGAACGTGTTTTCGATTGCGAACATCGGCGATTTCATTTGACCGCCTATCATAAGGGTGCTCGGCTGAGAATTGCAAAAGATTGTTTGTTTCCACGATATTCGGGGGAACATACAAAAATCTTGGAATAATAGAAAAAATTGAAACGCCATTTTGATTTGATATTTAGGATATCAAACCAACAACCAACAACCAATCAAGATGTTTATTACGCCACTATACTTTATTTGCATATTAGTAATTATGCCATATACGATGTCCCGTTATAGGGGACGCGTTTATGGAATACCTAGACCTTCATCTGCAACAAAACGCAGATGGGAACAAGAACGCATAGTGGCGATTTTAAAACAACGGGCCTCGTCAGATATGGATATCTGGCAAAGCAATTATCGATCAAATGGACCAAATATATGTAAGTTTTGTAATTCACTAAACGCCACATGGTTCCATAGGATCAAAAGCCGTCACCAAAAAAAACTAAATTTATCCCACCAAGATTTACAAAAAATAAAAGATCTTTACATGGAGGAAGTTTATACGCCATACAATTTTCCAGATACATGGCGTAATCCCAAAGAATGGAAGGATCAAAATGGAAATCCTCTACGATTGAGAGATATCAGCGAAGAGGAAATTATACGTTGGTACTTCAATAAATGCCCCCAAATCACATTTTCGGATATATTCTCCATTATATCCACCCTCTTCGTATCTTTTATCGTAACATTATTTTTAGCCTCACTTATGGCATAGCAAAAATGGTTTGACGAAACGCACCCTTCTTCCCCCAAATGCATATTTTAAATATTACACCATTATTGTTTGACGCATAGCTGATATAAAACTGATTATAAAATTTCAATCTCACAGAACACCAAGTAGAAATTTCGTTATTATAGCGGATCGTTCGACCTTCGCGAACTAACGATTTTTTTACCAATAAATGAAAAGCATCTTCGTATAAACTCCGGTCTAATTTATGAATAAAATGTATATTCCCCCGCCGTATCGCAATCATAGGATCAAAAGATAAAATATGTCTAACAACATCTTCTGGTAGGATGCGACAAAGAGAAGCAACTCGCATTTTATCGTCAATATAAATAATAATAAATCAATACCCATATATCATTTTAACCCAAATATTTCGCCCTAAATGCACCCGGTGTCATGACCGGTACCCCCAATTTTCCAGCCGTAGCGACTTTACCCGTCCCCGACTCGACGTCGGGAGTAATCACAACAAATGTTTTACTGGTAACCGAAGAACTTAGTGTCGCGCCTCTTTCGGTCAAAATCTTCTCCAATTCTTTATCTCGGGTTCCACTCATCACAATGGATTTTTGGTAAAGGGGATCTTGGATATTCACATTGGCGACAATTTGTATGGGAGCCCCCCCTCTCAATTTATCCTTGAGTCCGCATTCCTCCAAAAACGCCAAGAATCCGGGAATATGTTCGACAAAAGCTTGCGCCGTCTTGGACGCCATCCCCTGAATTCCAGCCAAACGGTTGATTTTCACGGGGTCCGGATCGACCGACGTCAAAATCTCGGGGTATTGTGTCATAATGAGAGCCACCTTTTTATCACTGAAACCTCGACCAAACATATTCGATGCCGCCATGATATCGACCAAGGAGGCAGCGACCACCTTGGCGCGAATTCCCTCGGAGAGTTTCACCGCCATTTTTTCTTTGAATCCTTCAATGGTCAAAAAATCCTCTTTGGTCATGGCCAAGATCTTGGACACGGAATCAAAACCGGCCTCCACAATACGCGAAATATTGCCGCCACTCAATCCATCGACTTCTATTCCGCGGAAAAATCCGGTAATGTTTTTGATAAGAACCGTTGCGTCGGAACTCGCATCTTCCAGTAAAATATCCACATGTGTATCATTCCATTTATAAGGGACCGATGGCATGAGGGGGTGTGTCGCTGGTGTAACCACTGATTTAATATAGGGTATAACATCACCACTTCGGATGATCTGAATGACCGCACCCGGACCGATCCCGTTGGATTCGATAAATGCGGCGTTGAACCCAGTGGCGAATTCGATAGTGACACCGACCAGATGGACAGGTTCGATTTGGACGCGGGGTTTCAAATATCCGTCTTTGCTCGCGTTCCAGAGGACATCGACGACCTTGGCTTCGGCCATTTGATCTGATAGGACCATTTTGAATGCGAACGCGTGGTCGGGATTTTGTAGAGATCTTGGATAAATCGCGTCATTGCTTACGATGACACCGTCAATTTCGTATTCATAATTTTGCCGCCAATCGACCAATTTCTTGGACAAAAGGTCGTTCGTAACAGTAGCTAGAGTTTCATTACGGACGGTTTTGAATCCGAGTGCTTGGAGTTGGGCCATTTGCTCGCTGGGTTTCATCGGTGGATCGATGATTTCATAGGTGACGAAATCGATATCACGGGCGATCGGACTGACCGATGTTCGATTGACCACTCCGGCGACTAAATTACGTGCATTGGCGAACTGGTCCGCGTATTTGGTTTTGAAAGTGGCTGTGGGAATGATAAATTCGCCACGGACGACGACGCCTTTGATATTGGGTAATCGGAGAGAGGGTATTAAATGACTAATATCTTGGCCGATCGAACCGTTTCCGCGGGTGTAGAGTTTCGGTTTTGGTCCGGATTTTGTGTCAAACATCCCACTGACGCCATCCAATTTGCAGGAGAGCACATATGGACCCGGATATTTGGCTTTCCAAGATTGTAGGACGGTGGTATCGGGTTTGATTTTATCCATGGAAGGCATTTGATAAGGGAGCGTGACCTTGTTTTTGGTGATGGGAACGGGTGCTCCGACAGTATTCACGACCGTATTTTTGGGGTACTTGCGTTCGACGAATTCTTTGATAACATCGTATTCATTATCGGATAAAATCGGCTGTGTTTCCAGAGTGGCATTATGGTATGTATCGAGTGCTTTTAGAATGATGGCATTGAGGGTTTCTTCGGTCAATTTGTCCAACACGTGGGCGCCCTCAGTTTTGAAGTGTTCGATTGCGTGATTGATGGCGTCGGGGTCCATGGCGCGTCTAGTTTTATTGTTAGTGTCTTTATTTTTAGGTTTTTTTATGGAAATATTTTTTGTGGTTGCTTTTTGTGCTTCCGATTGGTGATTTTCCACGATTATTTTTAATTCGGTTACCAATTTTGGTGATACAGGTTTTGGCGATTTAGGAGATGTCTTTTTTACGGTTTTGTTTTTTTCTGTTTTCTCGGATCGTTCCTTTTTTGTATCCGCCTTTTCTTTTTTTTTCTTTTCCTTTTCTAGTTTTTCTTGGGCCTTTTCTTCCTTGGTTTTTCGAATTTTGCGTGTTTTGGTTTCAGGTTTTTCTAGTTTTTTTTGGAGAACCTCTTTTTCACCATTTTCACCATTTTTATCCTTTACAACTTCGACTGTATGCTCGACAACGGCTCGACCATCGATCCTTTCCTCCGGTTTTTTGTATTCCATTTTCAAAAAGGTAAAAATATCCTTTTCGTCGGCAAAATCTTGGACAATCTTATCCCCTTTTTTCTTATCTGTCGTCTTCGACGATGAAGATAAATACATGCCATGTTCATTGAGAGAAAACCCCTGGGCCAATGCCCGACCTCGCATAACCGTGTTAAACGCCTTACTCCCCGTAAAATACAAAACGGCAAAAGGATATTCTTCCTCCGATGTAAATAAAAAATCGATGCGTCTAGCATGAAGAACCAATTTCCCAATGGCCAAGCATTTCGACGTACCTCGAGATAAAATTTCGATCAAAATCTTGGACTCTATCAATCGATCGATAAATCGTTTGAATACATCGGCCGTCTTGGACGTAACAATGACATCAATATCGCCCGATGATTTCGCGCCACGGCGGTAACTTCCGACGATCTCGAATTTGGATCCGACGGGGGGGTCGATTTCACTAAAGGTTTTTTGAAAGATGGATTCGTAAGTTTCGATTTCGGATCGGGGAATACGTTCCAAGATATCTTCGTAATATTTGAGCCCCGTTTTTTGGACGTCATTTAAAAGCCCCTGGTTTTGTCGAAGTTGGTCAATAGTTTCGACACCCTTTCCAACCAATTCTTTGGCTTTTTTTGGACCAATTCCATAGACATTGGACAGGACATTGGCGGGATCTTGGCGTTCTCTTTCCAAGATACGGAGGGTTCCCGTTTTGATGAATTCCTCGAATTTATCGATAATGGTTTTACCGATTCCCGGTTCCTTTTCCAATGCGCTATAATTTTCCGCGGTAATATCGTGGGTCTGTAAAATAATGGTTTCGCCGGCTTTTTGATAGGCTCTTGCGCGGAAAGGTTCCCCTTTTTTCATCATAAAAGTGGCCAATTCGTCCAAGATTTCGACGAATTTTTCATTGAATCGTAGGGGGGTTTGGACAGGTTCTTCTGATTTGATTTTTATTTTCGGTTCTCGTTTTTTCCGTGAAACGCGTATATTGACTGTTTTTCCATACGTGGGATCGGACATTTTAATTATATTCGAATATACAATATATTTGCATAATATTTGATATATTATGCAAAGTTTGAGGTCTATCCGTGTTTTGTATCCGCAAACTAAATATGTGTATGGATACACAACACGGATAGACCTTAAACAATACATTTTATTTTTTTATAGCTACACCTATTCCCAAGAATTGTTGGTTTGTATCATTCCAAACATCCTCATATTGTTGAGTAAATTCATAAAAATCATATTGATTTGATTCGGTATTTTTCAATTCATTCCAAAAATAAACCACACCAGGACAAACAGAATTCACTATATCATGAAAAACATATATTTTACCTGAATTTTTAGATATTTCGTAATCGTTTTTAACACCTTCATAAGAATGATCTCCATCAATAAAAATTAGATCAAACCTATTGTTTTTCATATAATTTTTGAAATCTTCGGATTGACTATTTAATTTCAGAAATTGTGTTTCATTGTTCATAATACAATAATTCAAAACAGGTGAATCGATAATATCGATTGCTATACTTTTATTCATTTTATTGAATCTTTTTAAATATTCATTTGTTAGTACAAATGTTCCACCCCATCTACAACCGATTTCAATATAGGATGATATATTTTGCTCACTTAATAGCGTTAAATATTTTGAAAATTGGTTTGGATATTGCCAAATTAACAATCCGCCACCATTTTGCTTCACAATTTCAGGTTGTTCTCTCAAAATTTCAGTGTTAAATCCCAATCTTATTATAAGATTCTCTAAATAAGAAGGATTTCGTAAATCATCTAGATTACTATCTGTAATATGTTCAATGCGCGATAAATCCATTAGAATGGTTTGTATTCAATAGGTCATTTTACTCTTTATTAGGTTTTACACCTTTGCATATCTTTTCATTTCATCGAAATATATTCCATAATTTTTTCTTTGTGTTGATTCGCTAAAGTCATTGTTTCCGATCTTAATCTCTCCAAATTATTTCGAAAAACATGGTTATTAAATGTAAAATGGGGATCGTTATTGATTTCATATCTTGGCGTTCCGCCGTCGTTACTACAGAAATGATTCGACAGGGGGTAAAAATGGTCGGGTTGATAAACCCAGTTATACCAATCATCGCAACACCAATTTTTGATTTCTTCTGGGAAAAACCATCCGAAAATTTCCATATGCTTTCTAGAAACAAAAGCTTGGGTCAAAATTCGTTGATTATTATTGACGGGTCCAGTCAAACCAATTCCACCGTGGGACTCCAAGACATTGATCGAATCTTGTATCCACCCCTGGGTTCGGAAATTGATATCATCGCCACATTGGTAAAAGTAATCGCATCCTTCGTCATAGGCGGTTTGGAAAATCTGGTTCCACATAACAGTTACATGGCCTTTTGCGGCATCGGTAACCTGAAATCGGAATTCGACATTGGTGAAAACGCGGGATAATCTTTTCACGATTTCTTGTTCTACAGGATTGTCGAAAATACGGTCTCCACGATCAATGCCAATATAGATGACATATTTATCACCGTTTTGTGGGGGTTTTTCCATGGTGAGCAAAAAAGTTTTAATAGTGAAATTATACAAATAGGTATCTTTCATGGATTGCCAGCCGTCGCGTCCTTTACTGGTCGAAAGAACTAAGAGTGCGATCTTACGGTTCATTTGTCGATCGATTAATTGATTGTACTAATATAAGATTTCATATATTTAAAATCTTATATTATTTTACATGGGTTTTTATTTTTTTTAATCTAATGTCTAATGTCTGGTGTCTGGTGTCTGGTATCTGGTATCTTGTATTCTTCCACACTAATAATATCTTGATATTTATCCATATATTCCACCGAATTTGGATCTAGCCTTTTGATGGCCTCCATTTTTTCCAATACGGTGCCTTTATAGTAAATATCCTCCTTCAATATATGATTCAATTCTTCATTATTTACAATATATTTATAAATATGGTTTTTGCTGTCAAATGTCATTGATCGGGTGTTTCCACGAAGAGGATACAATATCCAGCTCAAAGACTTTATCGGATAATTATCGATCACCAACGTCAATTTATTATCGATATCATTCAATAAATACTCTATACATTGATCTCTCAGTAGCCTATGGTTATTTTCCAAAGAATGATGATGATACCACATTAAACTATAAGATAAATACAAATTCGATACGATATCCGACATATTACCGGATAGCATTTGTTTGGATTTGATTTTGCCACCCAGAAGTGCAACAAAATTGGAAAGCAGACTGAATTTCAAGGTAGCATGATTCAATCGTTTCTCTATGTCATTACTATTAGAAATGAATTTGAAAAGGGACAAATAATTCATGGTAATATCAATAACCATTGCATTAAAATTCTTGCGGAACGTTGAAATATCATTGTTTTGAATACTCTCAAAAATGGGGAAAATATGAGGATGACTCTTATTCAATCCTTGTCCAAAAATAATAAGACCTCGTGTAAGAGTATTGGAACCCTCCACTGTTATGCCGACAGGTGATGCATTATAAAACTTGGTGAAAAAATTATTATTACCCACACAGATAGCACTCCCGGCATAAATATCCATCCCGTGATTTAATATACTTCTTGCTCGATCAGTCGTTTGTTGTTTCATAATTGCTGTTATAACAGAAGGTGTCGAACCACTATCCAGGATATGATTGGTAAATTGCACGGAACTATGAATAATCCAAGTATTCAAATACATATCTACGAATTTTTCTCGTACTGCTTCCATATCACCGATTTTCATGTTGAATTGTTTTCGCAAATTGATATAATTCATCATAGCATACGTAATATATTTCGAGGATCCATTTGCAGTAGCAGGTAAGCTAACGCCGCGTCCAACTGCCAAACATTCCATCAACATTTTCCAACCTTCACCTATTTTGTCTTTGCCGCCGATCACTTGTTCGGGATCAATATAAATAGTGCCCTTAATCGTTCCATTGGGAAACCCCGAATCATTCGGATTATGATATGTATTTTGCAAATTCGGAAAGTGTTCTTTTTCTATCAATGCCAACGTTATACCCGATTTTTTGTTATCCAGCAAGTTATCCGGATCGGCCAGATGGAATGCGATACCCATTAAATTAGAAACGGGTGCTAGAGTAATGTATCGCTTATTCAATGTCACTTTTATTTTAGGGTTACCGTCGATTATTTCCACGATACCTTTGTCGATTTTTCCCACTGCATCACTTCCATTATCGGGACCCGTCAATCCAAAACATGGTATGAAAGTACCATTCGAAAGCAAAGGCAAATAATAATTCTTCTGTTTTTCGGTTCCATAATGTTGGATCAATTCTCCCGGACCCAATGAATTTGGCACCATAGTTACAACACCCAGCGACGGGTTATACGAGGATATTTTGGATAATATTTTTGATTGAGAGGATATAGATATACGATTTCCGTTATATTTCCGATCAATAATCATGCTCAAATAACCATTGTTCCCCAGATATTTTAGATTGTCATGTATTTTTTCACTAGGATATAATTTTTCTTGGCCGAATAATTCCAAGAGTTTATCAGTGGAAGATATAAATTTTTTCTCGTGATCGGTAAATTTTTTTAGAGAAGAGGGGTCGAAGAGTTTCTTATAATCGATTTTTCCTTTGAATATTTCCCGATCAATAGAAACGCCACCCGATTTCAATGCTATAATTTCAGTATCAGAAATTTTGGGTATGATAGATTTTACTCGTCGGAACAAATACTTGTACATAACAAATTATATATATATACAAGTAGTTAATCTCTATTCGTGCATAAATATATTTATGCACGAGTCTGTTTGGATATAAGCGATCCACAATTTTGTATCTCTATCCTTCGGGTACCTTCGTTGTGGATACAAAAATACGGATAGACCTTAAATCGAGATAATATTTATCTAAATCTGTTTTAACTTCATTGGTAATCCGTGGCCGAATAGTATCATATATATTAAAACAACCGATGCTATCAAAATACTTCTACGTTCAGCAACCTCATTTTGTTGGCCTAATAAGAATATCATAAATAAGCATACTATAATTCCAATTATTACCGAATGTAATATCATCATCCAATGGTCCTCCATTTTATATACTAATGAGAAATTAATGTAGTTTGGATATAGACAATCCACATTTTTGTATCCATACACATATTTAGATTGCGGATAAAAAACACGGATAGACCTTAAATTACCTAAATATCTTGGGTTCTATCCTTTCTATCTTTTACTCTAAGTCTGTTTCATGAGAAATATTCATTCGTCTTCGAAATCGATCAAATGTGGCATATCACAATAACACCATGCATTTATTGAAGTAGTTTCATATTGATCCTCAGACCAAATATCAGTGTAATTTCCGCATTTTTCGCAAAAGTTACATTGACGGCAAATCCATTGTTGATAATGCCATCCTTCAGTTTCTCCAATGGAAAACCAGAAACGTCTCTTGAAATCGATTTCGGTCATCCAACTTAGTAGATTACCCTCTTTTTCCACAGTTATAGCATTTTTTATGTTTTTGAGGACTTCCCTTTTTTGTATTCTGGCATTTCCGGTAATTGGATCGTAAAAGCACCAGGATTTTATTTGTTCTTGGATATCTTGGGGTAATTGGAAACGATTTATATGGAGCTGTTTATCTACGGACATTTTTATTTGAGAGCTTTTTATCATATTGTAAAAAAATGATAAAAAAGGTAATAAATCAATTTTTCAATTGTTAGTTTTTTAACTGTAGGAACGCCGCCAAGGCCGCCCGGTTCTTGGCCTCCATTTGTTCCGTCTTAAGTTTTGCCTCATATTCGCGACGCATCATTTGTTGTCGATATACCTTATCCCGTTCATCCAAGATTCCTTGGGCCCGTTGTTTTTCCAGGGGATCATAGGAATGGCGGTTTTGCTCTTGCCGATATTCTTCTACGGAACCGAATCTCTGCATCTTGGCAAAATCGGTCTCATTCACGGCGAAAACTGTCTGATCTTTATGTACCTTTCGTAAATCGTCAAATTTCAATTTACTAAAGGGATCACTATTCACATATCCTCCGCCCCCATTATTTCCATCATCATCATCATCATCCCCATAAAGGGAGGCCCCTCCGCCACCCATTCTCATCTCTTGGACGCCGGCATATCGAACCAATCCCGAATTTCGCTCCTTGATCTGTTGAAAGGTTTGTCCTAAATTATTGGCCGAAACCTTGTGTCCTTCGGGTACAAAAACCGCCGCGCCTTCTTGGCCAAACCATTCATTTTTGCGGGGATCGGGGCGTTCTGCGACCCCACTTTTTTCGAATAATTCGTTGAATTTGGAATTGAAATCTTGGCCACCCATTTTTTCCATGGTCTTGTCGATAGTTTTTTTCACTTGTTTTTCCATTTGTCCGGAACCGGGAGCCTGATACACAATCGTCTTTTCGTCGGCAACCTGGTTTTGTCGATTCTGGTTTTGATAGAATTCCAAGATGACATCGTAGGCCTTTTTGTAGAATAAAAAATAGTCGGCTGAAAGTCGCGATTTGTCAGGATGGAGCATGAGGACCTTATGTTTAGCACGTTTCATATCTTGGACAGTTAGATCGTAGGATTTGAGATCAAAGAGTCCAAGAAGTTCTTCGAAAGAATACGATTGAATATTAAGATTATGGGTAGAGGTCATGGGATCTTATAGAAACCACAGAAAAAATAAAGGAAAATTTTACACAGATATGGATACAAACATCTTGATGTTGATTTTGATAAGTATCAGCATCAATCATCGTCGGAATCGTCCCCATTTAATTTACGAATATCTCGCTCTATTTCGCAAAAACGGTTATATGCCCCCTTGCGAAACCAGGTTAAACCATCTATTATTTCATCCATCTTTTTCATTTTGGCCTCCATTTCGGCCAATTTTTGTTCCCATTTGTCTTGAACCGGCTTTGCGATTTCATACGATTCAATTGACGAATCTGTTTGCGTCGAATAGGATCTTGTTCGAGGTACCAATACCTTTGGTTGAACTGCTTGATGCGCTTTTTCGGCCGATGTAATAATAGACCCATCCCGACGTCGCAATAATTTATTCGCTCGGGCCTCGGATTTTTCGATCATATCCTGTTTCAAAGTTTCGGTGACATTGTTATCGTAAAATAGGCGATAGCAATTGATGTTTTGCCCATATTCGTCGTAAATCGATATATCATGATATCCCCAATTTTGTACCGAATATTGGAGATTTTCCAATTGAGTCGATCCTACGTGTATTTTGCTGAAATGAATAATAAATAATATTTGGAAATTACCATCGTTGAATTGAAACATAAATCGTCTTTGATATGAAATTGTGCCTATCCCTGTCAATATTTCGAGGACCTGTTTTATTGTATGAATATCAATTTCCGTATTGATAAATGGCCTCAATATAAACGTTTTTACATATTCATTTGGATCGCTCCTGTTTAAAACCGTGGTAGAGTCGGTTGCATATGGTGTTATCAAAGCATTTAGTATTGTGTTCATTTTTGTATTGTTGAATGCTCTTTTACATACCAGTCAAATCAATTTTACAAAAAATGGAAAAAAATGGAAAAGAATGGAAAAGAATGGAAAGAATGGAAAACATCGGAAAACAATGTAAATAAGAATATTGTACAATAGTAAATGGAAACTTTGAAAAAAACTTCGGATAAACAATGTTATAATAGTGACGCTTATAAACAATTAGGTATTATTATTACCGAACGCACTATAAAAGATCCAAATGATCCCACCCTGCAAATTTTATTGCATATTTTCAAAAAATGTAGAAATAATTTAGCCACCAGAGAACATACATCTGAAACTGTAAAAATGATAACTTCTATGAAATTATAGACATAATCGAAAAAAGCAGATAAAAAGGTATCCAATAATCTAACAATAGTAAAAACAATAGAAATGTCCATAACTATCCAAGAATATCAAGATTTAATTGTCAATAATCAGGGTGTAATTATTTTCAAATTTGGTGCGGAATGGTGTGGTCCATGTAAAAGTATTGAGCCATTATTGCACCAATGGTTGAATCATCCACAACTTCCCCAAAATCTGGATTTTTACATGGTCGATATAGACGAATCATTCGATGTCTATGCTTTTTTGAAAAAAAAGCGACAAATCAACGGTGTTCCGGGGATTTTTGCCTATTATCGAGGAAATACGAATTACGTTCCCAATGATATGATTATGGGTGCGGATCAAACTAAGATCAACGATTTTTTTAAACGTGTTTATCAAAATGCTGCTAAATTGGCGTCTAATGCATTGGTGGATCCTAATCTGACATCCACATAATCCTCGTCTGATCCAGATTCTATATACGGATCTTCATCTTCTCCGAATTGCGTCAATGTGACTAGACTATCCATATTCGTAGAACTAATATCCAGATGTGTTCTGAAAAACAGGTCTAATTTTCGCATTGCATTTTCCAAACGTTTCGGTGACCCACCTTTGCAATTTCTAGAATCATACATACGTTTGACTTCGTCGATCAATAGATATGCCGTATCTTCACAAATGGGCATACTATACGGCGTTCGTTCGCACATTTTCCACATATTTGTCAATTCGTTATGATATACCATTCTTTGACTAAAATATTCGCTATACTGATAGACCAATTGGTGTAAATGGAAATGGGGACCATACCATTGGTAAAATCGATCACTGTAGGGGCCTAGGTCTTTTCCTAAAAAGCGTTGAATATACATTGGAATATTTTCCTCCAATTTATATTCGGGTTCATTGGGGTGAAGAAACATGACATAATTGCATATCATAAAGTTTTTCGCGGGTATCGAATACTTCTGGGCTAAACCGACTATTTTTTCCATGATGGGTTCGATGGATAATTTGTTTTTCTGGATTGAGATGCGGGAATTTAGCAAAACTACATCGTATAAAACTTCCGAATAGGAAAAGGATCGGCTGATGATTTCGCTGTTTTTTTGGATGGTTTCTTCGCTGTTGAATTGGTCGAGAACAATGACTAAAATATGGGATCTTATGCTATTTTCTTTATCTGGATGCGTCGAATTCAGATTTTGCATAAACCTCGGGATCATTTGGTGGCAGGCATTGGAAGGGAAATGAATGGGAAGGGAATTGTGTGGATTGGTAAAAGTAATCTTTGACTGGTTCCATTTACCGCCAATACTTATATAGACTTGGTAATATTTATCGATATTCCATAGATTATCGATAAATGTGGTGAAATCGATCTCGTCGATTTTATAGATTGTTGAAGTCGCAGTCGATTCCATCTTTGAATTGGTAGAGGTTTGTTTGATTCAAAGACACGGGGTTTTTATAATTAAATCAATTTTTCGTTTTTTTAGCGGATTTTCTTTTACCTTTATTTTTTCGCTTTTTACTTACGGCTTTGCCACCGGCTTTGCCACCGGCTTGTTTGTATTTTTCACCAGGTTCTAGAGTGTCATTTTGTTCTTCTTGTTCTTGGTTTTTTTGTTCTTCTTGTTCTTGGTTTTCTTGTTCTTGTTCTTGGTTTTTTTGTTCTTCTTGTTCTTGTTCTTGGTTTTCTTGTTCTTCTTGTTCTTCTTGTTCTTGGTTTTTTTGTTCTTCTTGTTCTTGGTTTTTTTGTTCTTCTTGTTCTTGGTTTTCTTGTTCTTGGTTTTCTTCTTCCTCTTGTTCTAGATCCTCGTTTTCTTGAGGACTCGGTTCCAAAATAGAATGAAAACTTTGACCTATGGCCGCACCTGCATCTGTTAAAGTTGCATATAGAAAAACACCTAGGGAAATACCCACCATTCCATACGTCGCATACGGAATTCCATAATTATTCCCACTATATACGATTTTATCCAAAAAAGTATTATTATTGATGAAATTTGTCATATTACTTAGAACATTTTGTGATCTATCCGTTTTTGTATTTGTGTCCGACATTTTTTATCACTATACTGTATTATATATAGATAAAATGCCAAGAAAAACTCTTAGAAAACACGGAAAAGGAAGAAAAGAACGGGTCCATCGAAAAACACAAAAAGGTGGATTTAATCCGAATACTAAGAAATCCGGAAAAAGAAAGGGAAAAGGGAAGAGATCTTTGAAAGAAACGTCCCCGCGATGAATCTAAAATCCCCAAATCATCGATCCCAATCGTCCAATAATCCCCCATTGAATGGTTGAAAAATATACGACGTTTTTTTCTCCAAAATGTCTCGCGCTATTTTTTCGCGTAAAGGTATCGAGAAGCGTTTGTTTTGTAAAATACGCATTCGTTCCAATTTCATCATATTTTCCGCTAGCTGATATATGATGTCATCATCGTTAATTTGTTCTTCGTATTCGCGCGCGATCGGAAAACGTTCGTCGTATCCGCCATGTGTGCGTTTATTTGATTTTAAATCGACCATAACATTTAACCAAAGTAACATTAAAATATTCATAATAAATTTGGATATTTATTATGATATTATATTTTTATTCTGTTTTATCTAACTTCGATGACACACATTTCATTTGATACTGATGTTTCAGACTCTGTCAAACTTATAAACCGTTTCTCATTCCATCGCCTCTTTGTTTCCGCTGGTAGAGAACAATGGAAATGTCTCTCGTATTGCTCTGGACTATCGAAAAAGAGAATACGAGGCTCTCTCGAACCATCCTCGCCACTTGCTAGAGATACTTTGAAAAATTGGTTCTCTTTTGCGGATCCCACCCGATTTCCAATTTCATGAAACCCCGTAACAGCATTTCGGATCGTGGCTCCAGGGAAAAAGGGCGTTTCGTAAATACCAATCTTGGTTAAAACCCCCCTGGAAACGGCGGTGGGAAAAAGAATATGAGAGGCATGTAAATCATATAACTTTTCTCCATCGACTGTTATAACATTATATTTTACCTGACCATCGAGGGTATTGATCCCTGCGATTTTGCCACGGTGGTATTTTAGACGACCATTTGTCGGATCGGTTTTAGCAATCTCTACTTTCATATCTAGTGCGACATCCTTTACTACGTATCTCTTTATGGTAGAAAATCCGGCATCGGTTGATGCCAATGTATAGGTTTCACGACCAGTACGAGTGGCTGAATTTGCATTTGATTTCGCATAATTTTTCTTTGTGGCTTTTTGTGACTGATATGTGACATTTGATTGCGATTGTGAAAAAACGGTATCCGAATCGGGAATCGCATGTTCATCATAATCATTTTCGAGATTTGGATCGTAATGGTCGTCGAAATACATTTAGAAAAATATGGAGGTTGTTACCTTGTACCTTGATGTAGGTGAGTGTTTTATTGACTATTGCTTATTGCTTTTAGATATAGTTTATATGGTGGTTGTCTTTATATAAGTTTTGTAACCTCTTTTCATAGAAGTATATAATATATAGACAAGAATGTCCGATAGATTTATTCAGAGTCAAGGTCTTCGATCCTATGTAAAAGATTATTTTCATTCGACTCCTAATCCTGGTCCAATCAAAAAGGAAGAGCCGAAAATAGTTGTCCGAAATAGATACAGAGACCAAGACCAAGATTCCTCTGATGAATCAGATTCTTCCGATTCTGAATCATCGTCATCCGATGATTCGTCTGACGAGTCGTCTGATGAAGGACAAGATCCCAATTATACCTACCTAGATTCCAATGATCCTACCCTACATTATGAATTTGGCCTTTGTATTGATAACCGCGATATTACAAAACAATACCTTGTACATATTTGCGGATACCAAAGAGTAAATGGATTCGACGAACCTTTTATCAAATATTTGATGCAATTGGAAAAAACGGCGATCCAAGCCGAATATACCTTCCCCTCTTTTTATTTCAAATGTTCTACCAATGTCCAACTCGATTGGGAAGAAGAAATGAGCCCTGAACACGTGTATTTTAAGAATGAATGTATGAAACGTGTCTTGGACCTTTTGGACGAAAATGTCGATACCGATGTTGATGATAACCGTTTAGCAAATATTTACAAAGGGTTTATCGCGCAAAATCACGGCCAAGAAGAAGTCGTCTATGTATTTTTCGATTTTACCGGATTTCATTTACCCGATTCCTCTCTCAAAAAATCTTGGATCCTCATCGACGAAATTCTCCATAAACCTGTTCTAGGGTACCCCATCAATCAACGAATCACCGAACTATTCGAATACAATGAATCTTTAGCCTATATGCACGATAAGAAATTCACCAAGATTGAATACCCTCGCGTCCTCTATATGTGCGAATGGAGAGGATCGACCTATGAAAATATTTATAAAACGGAAGATGGAACGATCAGTTTAATCGATGAACGGGTCGACCATCCTATTTTAGGAAATTTTTATATTTTTTCGGTGAATCCACTAGAGGGAAAATCGCAAAAACCCGTCGATTCGATTGCGAGATATGCTGTCCAAATACAGAGTCCAAAATATATATTTTACCCATTTACCAAGAAATTGGAAGCGACCTTTCAATTATCCTCGGTCATACCTACTGCTGTGGATTATTTGTCCAAGAAATCGGAAACGGAGGATATTGATATTGATAGGTCCAAAGAAAAAAAACAAATAGAAAAAGAATTGGATGAAGTCGTGAATTTGCCCAATCAATCGATCTTTTTCCAAGAAATGGTGGGTGACAAAAAAACGCCGTTTTGGTGTATAAAATCATCTTCTGATTTTATGGAAATATAAACCTGGATGTAGGATAATAGTGTAACAATACTGTAAAAACAGGATGAGCGAAGGATTAAAATTAATTAATGACACATTGATAAAAAATGAGAGTTTGAAAGGCGCTTTGGATACACATATCCAAAAAAGAGACGAAAAAATGAAGCAATCGCGTGAGTATGTCGGAAAAAAACTTTATAAAAAAATAGATGAATCATCGGACAATGGTGGGCAAGAAAACAATGGGGGAATCATTTCAAAACAATTTTCAAAATTAAAACAATATATGTTATCATCAATACAAACGGGAACTTTTGATAAAATTAAGCCCAGTGATAACGGTGGGGCATCCGGATCCAATGGAATATATTCAACAATAATGAGAATTATACGAAACCCAATTATTGAATTGGTCGGATCGATTTTTTTGATTTTGATTTTATGCTATTATTTACAAGGAGTTTCCAATACCAGTCAAACATTGAATGTAAAGGAAACGTATTTTTTAAATTTGTGTCTTAAAATTTGGGGGTGGTTATTGATTATAGTGATTCTATGGTGTTTTATTTCAAATTATATGTAGTATATATACTAATAGAATGAGTGAAACATTTTATAAACTTCCAGAACCTTATAATAATTATTTGGGTAGGTTTAAATCAACAAATGCGGATCGAACAGACAAAAAAATCCCTAATATATTTTATTTTGACTTTGGTAGAATTGATATTATTGATAACTATTTGAATTATATGTATGGTGATTATAATGAAAATAGAAATAGTACTTTGGCTGATGAATGGGTCCAATTACTGAGAATAAAAGAAACAGATAAACAACCCGTAAATCCAAAAAAACCGGAGAAAAGTATTTTTGTTTATTATCAATTAAAAAATCGAGGAGATTCTGGTGAGGGACCTCCTAATGCTAGTGCAGTTGCAGGTGGCGGTGGCGGTGGCAGTGGCGATTCTAGTCAGGCACTTCCTAATGCTGGTGCAGTTGCAGGTGGCGGTGGCAATCCTAGTCAGGGACCTCTTAATGCTGGTGCAGATGGGGGTCCCAATAATTTTTCAGAATTTATATCTGAAATAGTTGCATCCGCATTAACATCACCAGTTGATAATAAACAACAAGATAGTAAATCTGGATCTAGTATTTTCGGTAACTTTGGTAAATCATCTCTATTTAATCTTAGTAATGCCAAAAAACCGTCTTCTATCAATTTACCATCATCTTCATCTTCCATCAATTCACCATCATCTTCATCTTCCATCAATTCACCATCATCTTCATCTCCCAATAATTCACCATCATCTTCATCTTCCATCAATTCACCATCATCTTCCATCAATTCACCATCATCTTCCATCAATTCACCATCATCTTCATTGAATACTGGAATAAATGTAGTGAATAAACCATCTCTCTCACCCAGTATAATATTTGATAAATCTTTTTCGGATCCCGATAAAAATACACTTACTAGAATAATTGAAAAATTGCGAGAGAAAGGTATTTTACCCAACAAACGAGAAAATACATCTCCACCTATATCTGTATCTACATATTCACCCACATCTGGATATACATATCGGCCCCGATTGGGATCTCCAACCACATTTGGATCTCTACCTACTGCGTGTGATAATCTTGTTGATTTTAGTCGTAGTCGAAATGCGGTTGCTGTAATTGATAAATGCACCCTAGATAACCAAACTGCTTCTCCAGATAAGACGCAGTTTATTCCACAACCTTAATCTCCATCCGGGGATAAATACATTTATCCCCGGGTTTTAGGTCTCTCAAAGAGGGTGGGTGTTTTGTATCCATACACATATTTAGTTTGCGGATACAAAAACACGGATAGACCTTAATATTTAGGATACAATGCCTCGTATGTTTTTCCACTAATAATTTTATACCCATATTTCAAACGGGTATAAAATAAAAAAGATGTCATTCGATCCAAATATTACAATATCTACTTCGACAAGTGTCGTCGCGTCTTATCCATCATTAACCGTAAATGGCATCAAACTCAATGGTTCAACTGCTAATTATCCCAATTCCATTTCCGCCATGTGTCAGCCATCATCCAGTTCCAATATTACTTATACCAATGGCAATACAACCACCGAATTCAAGGCAAGCCAAATGTGGATAGTCGGTCAAGCACAAGGATCGCAATATTCTCTACAACAGGTGAATGGCGTCCAAGATGTCCAAGGCGAACTCATTATTTATAATACCAGTACCAATGGAGATAACGGCATCTATATGTGCTATTTATTGGTTCCAGTTACAGGGGGGTCTTCGAGCCAAACCGATCAGATACTTCAAGCGGCCAAATCGGGGAATTCTCAGCAAAATGTCACGTTGAATTTGACCACGGACGTAACCGCCAATTTACCTCCCTCCACTGGTTTGAAATACATCGTATATAATACGAGCACAGCCACCGTGATCGTTTGCACCACACCCATTTATATTTCGTCCAACGTCATTTTCACCCTACAAAACAATCTTGGACTTTTCGATACGACTGCCTCCCAATATTTAGTCGTAAGTCCAATTACAGAAGGATCTTGGATGGAATGCGATTATGTCCCTGTCGATTCGGAGGAGGTCGCATCCTATAGTCTCCCCCTTTCGAGTGGCCTTGTCCAAGATTCGAGCATGTTTAATTCATTCAAAACCATCATTTTGTTCATGGTTTTTATGTTTTTCTGTATAATGGCCTATTTAGCCATTCCACCCATTTATGGGTGGGCGGCGAGATTATTGTTTGATGCATTTGGTGATGATGACGACGAAGAAAAAAAGAAGGCGTTGTTTTTCATGGATGCGGGAATCTCCGCGATCATTGGAGGATTAGCGATTTTACTAATCGGGGTCGGTGCATTTGGTCCGGCTAATTCAAATAGTGGTCCAACACTGATGGCGGGATTTTGCTTCGGACTCATTTATTTGATTGCGTATGTTATTATACAGGTCAAAAAAATGGGGGGCAATTTTCCCGACGGGGTAGATTATAATGAATAATATGATGTAGCGGTAGGTAGATCTAGTTTTTTTCAATATAACTGTTTTGTTTAGTGATTTATTATATTTTATTCAATGCTATTATGCTAATAAAATAAATTGTTTTATATGTAATTTATTTTATAATGT